GAGAACTGGCGGGATGAACGGATCTTCATTCCCAGCTTTGAGATCCCTGCCGATTGGCCGCTATTCGGATCGCTGGATTACGGAGAGGCAGCTCCCACGTCTTTTGGCCTGTGGACCCAGGATTATGATGGGAACGCATATCGAATCTCAGAATACTACGAAGGCGGCAATGCGGCCTCCACGTCAGCGGCGAATATCGCCAAGATGATCAAGTCTTGCCCCTTCACCAACGGCAGGATGCCAGAGGCCATCTACGCAGATCCCTCGATGTGGGCCAAACGAGCCCTGCATGAGGTGGTCAGCAACTCGCCGGCAGATATTTTCTCTGAGTTTGACCTGTTTTTGACCCCGGCCAACAACGACCGCATCACCGGATGGCGGATTATTAACGATCTACTGGTGAAAGAGAAAATCTACTGCTTCGACGGCTGGTGTCCGCAGTCCAAGGACATTATGCCTTCGTTGCCACGATCTAAATCGAACCCTGAAGACATCGAGACCAAAAACTCCAACGACCACATCGCGGACGATTGGCGCTATGGGCTGATGAAGATGTACGGCCCCACAGACGCCGGCGCCCCACAGGATCGGAACCCGATGCTGGGGAACAATCTGATTTCTGGGCTACGCACCGCACATGAGGAGCTGCAATTCGCATGAGCGAATTCACCCCGAAAGACATTGCCCAGCCAGACACTAACGGCAATGGCAAGGCCCCCAATGAAGATCGGATCATGCCAGAGGAGCATGTGAAGTTTTGGGAAAACACCTTTGCCACCGGCGAAAAGTGGATGGAGCCCAAGCACAAGCTCTGGCGCCGACTGATCCAGCAATACAAGCTCGATTTCAAGATTAAAGGGCTGAACAAGACCTCTACGCAGAAAATCAGCCAGTTTTACCCACTGACCCGCATGATCATCACCTCAGTGGCCTTTCAGAACCCAAAGGTGTTTTTCAAAGCCGAAAACAGCGATATCGAATTTGCTTCTGATATACTTGAGCGAGTCGGCAACGATGCGCTTGAGCTGATGGACGTGAAGCCCGAAGTCCAGCAGGCATTGTTCGACTCGCTCTATTGTTACCGTGGCTGGCTCAAGGCGGGCGTGAACCCCCCTGGGGACAACGACATTGTGCCACCATATGTCGCCAACGACGCCATGCAGAACGGCATGGTCTATTGGCAGCGGATGAGCCCGTTCAACGTCTATGCAGACCCGATGACCCCACCCCACAAGGTGGGCCATGGCCGGTTCATCTGGGAAAAGATGCTGGTCCCCCATGAGTGGGTGATGAAGGACCCGAGATTCCGTTTCAAGGACGAGATCAAGCCGCTCAACGAGGAAGAGAGTGAGATCGTCATCCTCGAGGAGACCCAGCAGAAGCCGTTTCAGAGCTCGGAGGAAGAGGAAGCCTGGAAGTCCTCCAGAATGGACGGCAAGTATGTGATGCTGAAAGAAGTCCACGATCGGATGCACCGCCGCCGATACACCTTCGCCAATGGCGTGAAGCAGCCCATCGAAGACATCATTCATCCTTTCCTGGCCGGCAAAGTCGAGTTGGAAATCGACCCCATTTCCGGCGAAGAAAAGATGATCGACGGGACCTTCAAGCCCACCGGTGGATATCTGGTGAAGAATGGCTTCCCGTATAGCTCATTGGCGCTGGATATGAGCCATGACGAGCTGTATGGCCTTCCGATGATGGCCTATGCAGAGGATACGCAGAAGGGCATCATCGAATCGGTCTCCAGGCGGAAGAATCTGCTCAATCGAGCAACCCGCATCATTCTTGGACGCCGAGCAGAGCGCAAAGAGAACCCTGACATCGAGACCTCCGTCACCCAAGGCAAGGACATGGTGCTGGCGTGGGTGGAGGATGTGCATAACTCCTTCTCTGAGCTGCAACAGGGCAACCCTCCTCCCGATCAGTTGGGTGTGGAATCGGATCTGCGGCAGTATCAGGAACAGGTGCTAAACGTCAGCCAGGTAGCTTCCGGCGGCGGGCCGCGAGTCACCGCCACGCAAGCCTCGTTGCAGGCTTCGTTTGGACAGCTTAACCGAGAATGGATGCAGAGCCGCGTCGGAGACCTCTACCAGGAAGTGGTGGTCGATACGCTCCGCATTATGAGTGATCGGCGGTATACGCCAGAGAACTTCCTGGTCAATGTGGCCGAAACAGACAACGATCCGGTTTACCAGGCTGTCACAGGCGACCTGCTGAAGGCTCGTTTCAAGGTCCACATTGAGACCGGCTCCATGAAGCCGATGTTCGAGGAGTTGGAGCGGGAGGATGCGCTGGCGCTGTTCAACTATTTGATCCAGCTCCCAGAAATTCCTCGACCAGAAGCCATCAAGCATCTGCTGAGAGCTTTCCGAGTGCCGAACCAGGAGAAGCTGATCGGTCAGACGGCTCGCTGGGACGCAATGAGGACAGCAGAGACCGAGAACGAGCTGATGGTCATGTGGGCGGCTACAGGCCAGCCGCAGTCCGCTCCGGTGAACCCGCAAGACGATCACCAGAGCCATATGCCGATTCACGCCAACATTCAGCAGTCCTCGGCCAAGTTCCTCCAACTGCCGCCAGAGATGCAGCAGGTGGTCATGCAGATGGTGCAACAGCATCACCAGGAGCATCAGCAGATCATCCAGCAGAAGGCTCAAGGAGGAGTTTCCGGCGGAGGGAAGATTTCCTCCATGGCAGACCAAGGCGGTGGCGGTGGGGGTGGAGGCGGCAATGACGTACAGCAGGCTGTGCAAAGAATAGATTCTGCCGTGCGCTCGAATGCGCAGGACATTTCTCAGCCGAATGCAATTGATCGGGCACAGAACTGATATGATCAGACTCTGGGATTTCTTTTGTGGATCATGCAACAAGTCGTATCGCGATTGGCCCTGTGAAGGGAAAATCCCGCAAACGATCGAATGTAAATGCGGCAAACAGGCCGAATGGGGCCGACAGAAAACCAACCACATCCACCGATCCCATTCCTCCATGTATGGCAGGTATGAGCCAGGATTGGGGCAGGTGGTGGAGAGTTACGAACACAAAAGGCAGTTGATGAAGGAGATGGACTTGCAGGAATCCTCTGACCCTTCCGGCGGAAGTCGGAGCTATCGGCCAGAGGAACAGCCCGCAAGAGCATCGAAGAACAACTCACAGTTTCTGGACGCAGCCGAGTTGGAATCAGCACAAGCTGAAGCTCTGACCCGCGCTGCACAGGGCGATTTTGATTTGGAGGCACCATAGATGACGGAACGTGCGTCAGACTCAGATGGCAGTGAAGTTGGACTTTCTGCCGCAGCGGACGAGGAGGTAGTCGAAATTGGTTCAGACCTCGATGAGGATATGAGCCATGACGAACCAACACCTCGGCAAGCTGACAATAGTGCAGAACCAACCACAGCACCTGTAGCAACTGATGAACCTCGTCCACCGGCGCAACAAGCGCCATCGGCGGATCTGGATAATCTGGATCCTAATACAGCAACCGACCGTGAAAGGCACTTGCTGGCAGATTACACCCGCAAGTCCCAGGCAAATGCTGAAGCCAGAAAAGCCAATGAAGCCACTGCCGCAAGGCTTCAGGCTTTAGAGGCCAGACTCAATGCACCACCTGCACAACAGGCACAAGATCCATTGGCTGCATTACGTGCAACTTTAACGGAGGAAGAGTCCAGGGCATTGGACCTCGTTCAGACGTTGAATCAGCACACGATGGGGTCGCGCCTGGAAACATATGAACAACGCCAAGCTCAATCCGAAGACGTGATTAAGGCATTGGCAGTTCATCTGCTCCAGAATCGGGCCAACGAATCGAACGAAGCAGCCCAGGCAGCTCGAGAGAGGTATCCTGACATTGATGCCTATGCAGCGCAGGTGAATGCGCTTTCATCTGTACAGAATCCAGCGACTCAACGCCCCTACACCCCAACGGAAGCTTACGAGCTGATTCGTGGGATAGCGGCACAGAAGTCAGCGGATCTGTCAGCGTCTGATCAACTGGTAAGAGCAGGAGCCGCGTCACAGACCACCCCGGCAAGTCCGGTACCTGTGTCGCCAACGGGAGGTTCTGAACTTTCAACTGGCGAAGTCATGGATGGGCTTAAACAGCTCGGCTTCGGCTAAATTCCCGTAAAGGATTTCAAAGATGGCAGCTACATCTACCACTGAAACCTGGGATGCCGCGTGGACCCTGACAATGCGAGCCAAGCGCAAGCGCTTGACGGACAACATCAGTGACGCGTATCCCACTGTAGGACGGTTCCGCCGTTCCGGCGTATTGGAAACGGAAACCGGCGGTAAGGAGATCCAGGAAGATCTCATGTATGGTCTGGGCAGTTCGGAGTGGTTCGACGGCTTCGACGTTCTCAGCACCGGTTCCACGGATGGAATCACCGCAGCGTTCTACAACTTCCGTTACTCTGCCACTCCGATCGTCATCTCAATGACTGAGGAGAAAGAGGCACGGTCCTCCGATTCGGCCATGAAGCTGCTCGAGGCAAAGACCAAGCAGGCCATGACCAAGTCGCTCGACACGATCAATGCCGCGATTCATAACGCACAGTCTGGCAAGTCGATCCTCGGTTTGCAGGATATTTGCGCTACGTCTTCTGGCACCACCCTCGGCGGCATCAATGCCAGCAACGAGACCTGGTGGGAGCCGGCACGTACTACGTTCAGCGGCACGTCCTTTGTCACTCAGACAAATACGCGCTACGAGGGTCCAGTCAACATGGGGACGGTGTGGAACAACGCATCGGAAGCCAATGACAAGACCAACCTCATCATTACCTCGATGACCCAGTATGGGGCATATGAGTCTTTGTTTGAGGGCACTGGATACACGCGCTTTACGTCTTCTGGCAACCGCCAGAATGCAAATG